ATTAAAATAGATTTAGCTTTAAAATACAGTAAAACAGAAGATAAATTAAAAAAACTAAAAAAAAATAAATTAAATGATAAAAATAATATATCAAATGATTATAAATATTTAGATATAGTTGAAGATGTAATTAATTTTTCTAATTTTGAAAAACAATTAAAAAAAAATCAAAATATATCTCATGATGATTTTAAATCAGATATTAATAAATTAAATAATAAAATTAAAAAAAAAGAAAAAGAGATTAAATCAATTTCAAAAAAATCAAATAATAAACCTATACATTTAAAAGAATTAAATGATGAACAAATTGCTAAATATATTCAAGAAATAAAAAAAGAAGTTTTAGATGCAAAAACTAAAATAAAATCATTAACAGAAGATTATAATACATTTGAAAAATTAAAAAAAAATATTGAAATAGAAAAAGAAAAAGCTAAAAAAAATATTATTGATAAAATTAATGATAATGATAGAAAAATTAAAAAAATATTTCAAAATAATGAATATATTAATGATTTAATATTAAAAAAACAAAATAATATTTTAATTTTAAAAAGTAATATAAATAAAATTAAAGATTATGATGAAACTTTTATTGATAATTTTAATAATTTATTGATGGATGAACAAAGTAATATTAATAAATTACAAATTTATAAAAATTATTTAGTTATTAATAAAGATGATATTAATAAAAATTATAATACAAATTTAAATATAAATAATGATTTTATTAATTTAAAATTGGAAAGTATTAATAATTATATAAATAATAAAGAAAAATTAGAAGAAATAATTAAAGAAAAAAAAATATTGATTGATAATTTAACTGTAATGAAAGAAGATAATAAAAAAAAACAAGGTATGCTTGCATATGGTTTAGGTAATTTTGGAATTACTTATGATAAATATACAAAAAATATTTATAATTTAAATACTGAAATTATAAGTATAGAAAAAGAAATTATAAATGTAGAAAATGAAATTACTAAAATAAATAAAGATTTAAATCAAAATATGAAAGATTTAAATAGTCACTTTAAATTTGATAATAAAAATATAGTTATAAATAAAAAGATAATCAATGAAATAACAGAGGAAAAAAATAAATTTGTAAATGATTTAATAAATCTTAAAACAGAAGCAGAAATAAATTTATATTATTTAAAAAAAGATGAGGATAAATTAGTAAAATTAAAAAATGAATTATCTAATAACAATAATGAAATTAAACAATTAGAGGAAAAAAAGAAAATAACAGAAAATTTTATAAAATCTATAAATAATATAATTACAAATGAAAAAACAATAAAAGATAATTTAGATAATCTGGAATTATATAAATCACAAATAACTGATAAAGAAGAACTTGAAAAATTAAATGATAAAATATTTAAATTATATGATATATATGAAAATAGTAAAAATTTAAATCAAAATGAAATATATAATTTTAACAAATTAAATTTAATTCAAGAACAATTTGAAAAATTACCTGATAATTCTAAAAATACATTATTTGATAATTATCAAGAAATTTTAACTGAAGATTATTATAATTATTATAAAAATAAAATAAATAAATATGGCAATTTAATTGAATATATAGATAGCAGTAGAAAACATAATGATTATTTATTAATTGATAATAATGATAGAAAAAAATTCAAAGATTATTTATATATAACAAAAGAAGAAAATAAAATATTTTTTAATAAAAATGATATTATTGAATTTGAAAAAGAATTTGATAATTATTATAAAGAATATCCTGAAGAAATATCAAAAATGCATCAAGAATTTAAAAAAAATAAAATTATAATTAAAGATGATTATAATAATAAAATAGATATCAATAAAAAATCTAATAAAATATTAAAAGAATTAAAATTTTTAATTAAAAATCATAAATCAAAATGGGCTATAAAAAGATGGTATAGTTTTATTCGTGATAGTATAAAATATAGAACTTATTATATTACTAAAGCTGTTGGATTATCATTTAAAGGTTTTTATTTTGTGTTTAATTATTTGTTTAATTTAAAATCTAAAAAATTTTTATCACAAAAACAATTAAATCATTTAATTTCAATCGAACCAGATGATTTAAATCCAGATATTATGTTAAAATATATATTGACATTAATGCAAAATGTAGATATGAATAAATTATCGAGAAAAGATTCAATAGATTTAAATAAATATATGGGTCAATGTTTATTATTAATAAATAGCAAAAATAATAAAGAAGATTTAAATAAAATATTAATAAATATGCAAAATATAATAATTGAAAATGATAAAAAAGGTTTTTTTAATTCATTAAACTATTATAAAAAGAAATGTTTAGGATTTGTTTTTAATGAAAAAAAAGAAAATAAATATTTAGATTATAATGAAGCCTCTAAAATTATTGAAGAAAATTTTAGAGAACCCAATATCATAAAAAAAGCTAATAATATGCAATCATTATATAATTATAATACAGGTATGATAGATGGTATTATAAATTATTTAGGAAAAGTTCCAAGTGTTTTATCAAATTTATATTCAAAAATATTAAGTAATCCAAATATTGATAAAAAAGCTTTAATAACTGATTTAAATATTTTAGCTAATAAAAATGAAATAACAGAATATGATATATTAAAAATTAGAGATAAATTTATGTAGTTTCATCATAAAATCTATTTTCCATTTCAATATCAATTTCTTTAATTTGACTTTTTGTTTGTTTATTATAAAATTCAATTATTTCTTTTTCTGTTGCTGGTTTAAATTTATCAGTTTTCTTTTTTCTATAAAACCAATTTTCTTTACCTTTTTTAATTAAAATTTTAACTCTAGTTTCATTTATAACTTCTAATTTTATTCCTTCACTTGTTTGTTTATATCCAATAATTCCAATAGTTCCATTATGTTCTTTTTGATGACATTCATTACAAATACAAACCAAATTATGATTTTCATTTTTTTTGAAATTGGAAAATTTACCATTTTTATCTGCATTTATTTGATAATTAATATGATGTGTTTCCTCTGCTTTATTTATCTTACAAACTTCACATAAATCTATATAAAGATTTGAATTATAATTTGATGTCTTTGTATTAATAATAGTTTCATTTATTCCTTGTAATTCTTTTTTAATTATTTCAGCATTTTTCATAAATGACAATGGCATATCAAGTGATTTACAAACATCAATACCATAAATATTAGAACCTTGTCCTTCTTTTATTTTTCGTTCATATACAATTTTATTATCTTCAATTTCAATATGCATATGATAAACTTTTAAATTCTTATCAATTTCTTGTTTAATTATAGAAATTGATGTTAATTCATGTAAATGACTAGTAAATATAAATGAAGCCTTTTTATTAATTAATTCATTAATTGCAGATGATACAATACAAACCCCTGAAATTGCTTCTGTTCCACAACAAATTTCATCACCAATAATTAAACTATTACTATCAGCTCTTTGGAGAATATTTCGTAATTCTGTCATTTCTACGACAAAACTACTCATTCCCTTATAAATATTATCATTACCACATATTCTAGTCATAATTTGACTATAAGGAGAATAAGTAAAAGAAGTTGATGGAACAAACATTCCTGCTTGAGCCATAATTATTGATAATCCAATGGCTTTCATAAATGAACTTTTACCAGATGAATTTATTCCATATAATAATATACCATTTTGATTTAAAGAAATATCATTTCCAATATATTCTATATTTGTAGAAATGCGTTCAATAATAGGATGTCGAATGTTTTCAGCATTTATATATGAATTAGTTGAAATAATATCAATATTTGGTTTATAATAACAATAATCAAATGCATTTTTAGCATTACAAACAGTAATATCAAGTTCAGTAAGATTTTTAATAATAATATCAATATAATATTTATTATTATTAAAAAAATCCTCTAAAAATTTCAAATATTCCTTGCTAATAATTGATTGAATTTCATTTTGAACTTGATCAATAATTGTGGAAGTTTCAATAATTTCACTGGAAGTTATTTTATAATTATTATTATTATTTACAACTCGTTTTTCAAATTTATTCATATATTCTCTATTTTTTTTCAAAGCATTATCAAATCGTTTTTTAGTTATACTGATAAAATAACCATCTTTATCATTATAATCTAATTTACAAGATGTATCATCAATATTACTAATAAAATCAACTATTTTATTTAAATTTTCCATTTTTTTATTATAGATATCAGTTAAATCATCTACTTTTTCTAAATAACCTTTATTAAAAATATTAGTTTTTATATCATTAATATTATATTTACTACATTCATCAATATTTAAAATTTCCAGATTTTTCAAAATTTCATCAATAATTATAATATTAGAATTATCATTAATTATTTTTAAAGCTTCTTTTGCATTTTCTAATGAATTAATAATAGAACCCCATTCATATGGATTTAATTTTTTTAATAAAATTTTTCGTTTAACTCTTTCTAAATCAATAATATTATTTAAATTTTTATTTATTAATTTAAATTTATTATCAATTAATAATTCTTCAATTTTATTATATCTATTTAATAATTCCTCTTTGTTATTAATTGGATTTAATAATCTTTCTTTAAATCCTCTAGAACCAAAAGCAGTAGAACATCTATTTAAAATTTCAATTAAAGGTCTTTCATTTTCATTATGACTAATAATATTTAATTGTAAAGAACTATTATAATCAATAGTAAGAATTTTAGAATTTTCAATTAATTCAGGTAAATATAATTCTTTAATAATTTCTGAATTATGTTCAAATGCAAATTGTAATAAACAACAAAAACTCAATCTTCCAATTGAATATCTTTCTAAATTTAAAAATTCAATAATAGATAACATTGTTTTATTTTCAAAAGATTTTTGAAGAATTCTATTTTGATATTCTTGTTTTTTCATTTGATTTCCCAATTCATAATTTTCAAATTTTTTATGAATTAAACAATTATTATTTAAAATCAATAATATTTGATTTTTATTATTATCACTTAATTTATCTGATAATAATAAAATTTCGGTTGGATTATAAGTAGTCATTATTCTATAACATTCATCTAAAGTATATTGAGGGTCTGTTTTAGATGCACCATTTTCATAAACAAATGACTTACCTGTTGTTAAATCAACACCACTAATACCAACTAATAAAAGATTATTAATTTCTTCAAAATAGAAAACTAAAATATAATTACTTTTTTTAGAAATTGTATTTATATTTGTGGAAGGACTAATAATTTCAGTAATTTTTCTTTCAGGATTTGGTGGTTGTGTGATTTGTTCTATTAGAACAATTGTAAAATTATTTTGAATTAAAATTTGAACAAATTTATCTTTTGTATATAATGGAAATCCTGCCATTAAAGGATTATTTTTAGAAACTTCATTAATTGCTTTATTTTTTCGTGAAACTATTAAATTACAAATATCTCCAATTTTATATAAAAAGGGACAATTTTCAGTAATTGAATACATTTCAAAAAATGAACCAATTTGCATCAAAATAATAGTATTATCACCATATTTATATTTATAATCATCTTGATATTTCAAATAATCGTCGATAATCATCCTTTCAATTTTCATTTTATAATTAATCCTTAAATGATTATTATAATAATTATAAATAGATTAATGGTTAAAATATTATTTAATAAAAAAGAGTTAATATTAACAGACGTTATTTTTGTAATTTTGACAGAAATAACATTTTCAATAATTGTATTTTTATGGTTTATTTTTTATAAATTAGGATTAATAAAAATAAATCCATTATTTGCTTTATTAATTTCATTTATTCAAAATATAATAATTATAATTATATTGGCAAAGAAAAATAAAATAAATAGAACAAATATTTTAAGATTAATAATTGGTTTAATATTTTTTAAAGTTTTACCTCTTTTAACATTTTTTCCTAATTATTTAAATTTTACACTTAAGGAAATATTTGCTACAATTTATCTTTATATAATTTATATAATATTAGTTATTGTAATAATAGAAATCTTTAAAATCAAGATTAATTTAAGAAAAATAATAGAAGATGATTTTTATGGAGAAAATTATGAAAAACAACATGGTGTCAGAATATTTGATTTAACTTATAATGAATTAATTTCAAAAATTATTTAACTAAATCTATATTTACGATTATTATATTTATATTCATAATCCATTTTTTTCTTAATAATTATGCAATTTTGTCCAAATGTAATTGTTGAAATTGTATCAATTAATTCCAATGGAATTAAACTATTATTTTTAACTATTTCAAACTCATCATTATTAATAAATTCTCTATTAATTAAATGTAAAGCATTTGAAAACACATTAATTAAATTTGCTTTACTATTAATTCCTTCATTTAAATTATAATAATATATAGGTTTATTATTTTTCCAATAAGATGTTTCTATATCTTCAATAATATATACACCTCCATTTATAACAGATGGAAATAATTTAATAAAAGTTAATATTTGATGAACAGGCACATGACTTCCATCATCTATTATAACATCTATATTATTACCTACATTAATAATAAGATTATTTAAATCTGCTTCATTTGATTGATCACCTCGAATAACTTTTACACGTTCATTATTTAATTCTGTTTTAATATCAAAACCATAAATAAATGCATTTGGACAATATTCAAGCCATAATTTAATACTACAATAGTCTTCAACACCAATTTCTAATAACTTTTTAATATCTCTTTTTATATAATCTGGATAAAATCTATCGTATCCATGATGAGTTATTTTATCAGTATTTACATTTGTTCCAATATCAATAAATAAAGAATTCATTTATTAATTAATTATTTTTATTCTTTAAATAGTATCATAATTATCTGGTAAGACTTCTTTAAAATATTCTAATTGATTTTCATAACTATTAGTAAATTCTTTACATATATAACGCCATCCTCTTAAATCATTTTTTGTTGCAAGTATTTCAAATGAAGACCCAATATCAATAAAACTTGCATTTTGAAATCTGTTACTTAAATTTGAAATTATAATTTTTGAACCCATTCCTCCTGCAAATAAAATAAGAGCATCATTATATTTAGTTAACAATTCATTTAATTGTTCTTCTAATTTATTATAATAACCATTTGCAAACCATGAAATTTCAGGAATTATTAAATGATAATTTGCATTAAATATAATAGCTAATTTTTTATTTTTTTCATTTGCAAATATAATTTTTGTTTTATTTAAATATTTAATTGTTTTTACAAATTCTAATAAATTATTATTTTTATTAAAATTATAATCAATCTGACAAAAATGATAATTTACAAACGGAATGGATTTTAATTTTTTATTATTTTCTATATAATAATCGTAAAGTATATTACAATAAAATTTTGATACTTCATTGGTATGCCATTTACCAATATAAATATTTTCTTTATCACTTCTGTCACATAAATTATAAAAAGCCTCTTTTAATTTTATTCCAAATTCATAAGTATATATATCATTATCTGCATTGGTGTTTCCAATTTTTTGTAAAGTCATACATTGATATTCACCATCGCCAAATTTAGTAAAAATAACTTTTTCACCATCAATTAATTTTTTATTAAGATGTTTAATATCTTCATAAACATATGGTTTATTTACTTCTTGATTTATAAATTCCTCTTTTGAAAGCATTTAATAATTCCTTTAAATTAATTCTTTAAATAGAATTATTAGAACTCATTGAACTTAAAGAAGAACTATCATCATCACTATTAAATGGAGCAAAACCAGTGTCAAAATTATCATTTATTTTTGAAAGAACTTTTGGATCGATATCAGTTTTAATTTCATTATTATTATTGTTATTTACATTTGATTTATTTGGAATTTCTAGAAATGAAAAAAAATTGGTGTTTGAACCATTTAAATAAAATAAACCTGTAGTTAAAACAATATAAATTATTATAAATAATAATAAATTATTTAAAGAAAATAAATTATAAGGTTCTTGATTTTCATAATCTTCAACTTTTTTATTATATTCTAAATATTGAATTATTATAAATATTATTATTGTTATAAATAAAGAAACAAAATAATATTTCATTTTTTGACTATCTAATTATTAATTAATGATTTTTAATAATAATTATTACGCATATATAAATATATTATTAATAATAATTATATATAAATGAAACTAGAGTTAAAGAAATTTGACCCATCAACTATAAAAAGTGATTCGGTCGTAGTTTTTATAGGAAAACGTAATACCGGTAAATCTTATTGTATGAAAGATATTTTAAGTTATCATAAAGATTTACCAGTTGGTGTCGTAATTAGTCCAACTGAAACTGCTAATAATCATTTTGAAAAGTTTATTCCCAATATGCTTATTTATGATGAATATGAACCAACTATTATTAAAAGATTTTTAGATAGACAAATTAATATCAATAAACAAAAAAATGACCAAATGAAAAAATTTGGAGCTTCTGATATTGATAGTAGAGCTTTTATGATTCTTGATGATTGTTTATATGATAAGACGTGGCCGACTGATAAAAATATTAGAAGTATTTTTATGAATGGTAGACATTATAAAATTTTCTTTCTTATTACTATGCAATATTGTCTTGGTCTTCCTCCAGTTCTTCGAGCAAACATTGATTATGTTTTTATTTTTAAAAATAATTTAATTAAAGAAAGAGAAAAGATTTATCATCATTATGCAGGAATTTTTAATAATTTTGATACATTTTGCACAGTTATGGACCATTGCACAGATAATTATGAATGTTTAGTTATTGATAATAAAATTCAAAGTAATAGATTAGAAGACCAAGTAAAATGGTATAAAGCGAAAGATGTAGATTTTAAATTATGCACACCAGAATTATGGAGTTTATGTCAATTAGAAAAAGAAAGAAAACAAAACACATTATTTTATGAAGATGAAGAGGACGATGAACCATATGACCCAAGTGTTTTTGTTAAAAACAAAAATAAAATAAAAATTAATGTTAAAAAGAAGTATTAAAGTATAATGGATTTTTATAATACTGTCATAATTGGTTCAGGACCTGCAGGATTAGCATTTGCAAATTATGCTAAACGTGCAAATCCTGAAGAATCCATTATAATTATTGAAAAAGATAAAGTAATTGGTGGATGTCATAAGGTTAATAGAAAGAAATTTCAAAATGAATATTATTTTTGTGAACATGGTCCACGTGTTTATATTGGAAATTATGTAAATTTTTTTAAATTACTTAAATCAATGAATTTGGATTTTAATGATTTATTTATTAAAAAATATTCATTAATTCAAATTTTAAACAAACTTGTTTTTAATGATGGTATTTTTGGATTTAAAGAATTTTTATTATTAACACGTGATTATATATCAGTTATTTTTAATAATCAACACGGTATTAATATTAGTATGTATGATTATATGAAATTTAATAATTTTTCTGATGAAACAATTAATAATATTGATGGTTTTTGTAGAAGTTTTGATGGCGGAGATAGCACTAAAATTTCCTTAAATCAATTTATAAGTGTAACAATACAATCATTATTTTATTCAATTTATGTTCCAAAAATTCCAAATGATGATGGTTTATTTAATTATTGGAAAAAATATTTAGAAAATAAAAAAGTTAAATTTATTTTAAATAATGGTGTTATTAAAATTGATAAAAATAAAAATAAAATTGAAAAAATAATTCTCAAAGATGGAACTGAAATTAAAGGAACCAATTTTATATTTGCTATGCCTCCTGAAAATCTTATTCAAATTAATGGACTTAAGGAAGCATTTGAATTAAATGATGATTATGTTGAAAAAACTGAATATAATGAATATATTTCTATAACATTCCATTGGGATTATAAATTAGATTTAGAAAATGATGCAAAAATTTTTAATACTAAAACTAATTGGGGATTAATACATTCAAATATGGGTGATTTTATGAAATTTAAAGAAAGTAAATCTAAATCTGTTATAAGTTGTGCTATTATTTATACAGATGTTAAAGGTAAACTTCATAATAAAACTGCTAATGAAAGTGATGAAAAAGAATTGATAGAAGAGGTTTTAGAACAATTAAGATTAATTTATAAAAATATACCTACACCGACATTATATTTCATAAATAATTATTATGATGAAAAAGAAAAAAAATGGAAATCAAATGAAACTGCTTATTTAAAAATTCCAAATTACAATTATTTAGATTTTAAAAGTAAAAATTATAGTAATTTATATAATTTAGGAACTCATAATGGTAAACATAAAAATTCATTTACTTCTCTTGAATCAGCAATAAGTAATTCAATAAAATTATCAAATATAATTTATAATAAAAAAGAAAAAATTAGAAGATGTTTCGATGTAAGAGATTTTTCAATAATTTTATTATCTTTAATAATAATTATATTACTTTTTTATTATCTTTATAAGAAATAAATTAAATTATTTTTATTTTATTTAATTAAAATTAGATATTCAATATGGATAATGAGAATAAAGATATTGTTCTTTATATCAATAATAATAAAGATGAAGAAATACCCCAAATAATAAATAATGATGAAAGTGAAACACCAAAAATAGAACCTATAAATAATAAAGTTTTTATTGATATATTACCAAGAATTGGTTCAGCATCTGCTGATTTAGTTAATGTTACTCAAGGTTCACAAACTAGTGAAGATAAAACTGATTTATTTACTCATAGAACAAATGAATTATTAGATATGATAAGAGAAAATAAAAGAAAAATTACAACCAGTTTATATATTGTATCATCAAAATATGATTTTATTTATCATAGATATAATAAAATTTCTTTATTAATTTTAAGTTTATCAACTATAATAACATTTGTCGAAGCAATACGACTTACTATTGTTAATTATGATACACAATATAAAGAATCAAAAATTAAAGATTATATTTCACAGGAAACAGTATCATTAATTATTAATGTATTATCATTATCATTAAGCACTATTTTAACAATATTAAGTTCAATTGTTAAATTTAAGAATTATAAGGAAAATATGGATAAATTAAAAAATATTCATGATACATTATTTAATTATAAGAATTTATATGATAAACAGAAAGAATTAATAAAATATTTTAAAATGAATAATTCATTAACAGATGATTTGTATGATAAATTAAAAGAAACTATTGAAGGATATACTAAAGATATTAAAGATATTAGTATATTTGAAAATATTCGTAATGAAGATATTATTAAATTCAATAAAATTAAAGTTAATCATGATATAAAACTTCAAGAATTAGCAGCGAAAAGAGAAATAGAATTATTAAAAATAACTATTAATTCTACTAATAAAAAGAAAAATATTGAAGAAGGAAAAATTAGTTGTTGTTTTAATTAGAATAGGCAAGACCACCCATACCTGAAAGAATACGAAGAACATTATAATTAGTAGTATAAATAAAAATACTGCCAACTTTAGATGAACTTACTGATAAAACAGCAGTATCAATTCGAGACATATTTAAAGTTCCTGATGGTTGATGTTCTTCAGGTTTTATAGCAAATGAATAAACATTAATGCCAGTATGGAAAGCATTCGGAGTATTTTCATGATGTTGATATGGTTGAACTAAACTGAAATAAGTTCCAGTTCGTTCAGCAAATCGATCATTGCCATTTAATTGTATTTTAGCAGAAACTACAGGGTTATTACCTAACCAGATATTATTATCACCAGATCTATCACTAAAATTATTCCAATAAGTAGTTTTTCCACTATCAGCATCAGGTTTCACATACCATACTAATTCCTTACAAGGATGATTGAAATTCATTCGAATGCTTCGAATAGTATTAACAGATGAAATAGTATCACTTCCAGTGAATTGAAGTTGTTCAATTAAATATTCATGAGATAATTGAGCAAATCGTCGACGTTCATCAGTATCTAAAAATATATAATCAACCCATAAAGAAACTTCTTGTAATTTAAGATTAGCTTGATTAGCAGTAGTTAAAGCACTATTTAATAAAGCAGAAGTTCCTTCAGTATTATCACCTAAACGACGACTGAAACCTCTGTTAGAATAATTAGCACCAGCATCTACTAAATTTGCTCTAGTTTCGAAATCAATATTAATTTTAACTTCATGATATTGAAGAGCAATTAAAGGAAGAGCTAAACCTACATTTCTACAAAACCAAAATTCTAATGGAACATATACACGATATGTTTTTTGAGCTGCTAAATAAATTGAATGATTATATTTATCACCACCAACCATTAAATAATAACCATCACGTTTTCCAGCTGGTAATGAAAGCTCATTCCAGATATATAACCATTCCGCATAATGTTTATCAATTCGTTGACCACCAATTTCTAATTCAATTGATTTTAATAATTTGAGACCAAAATAAGGAACAAGTGCTACTCCATTATTTTCAGCTGCAGTTGTTAAATTAGTAGAGTTATTAAAAAAAGATGCTCGTAAATAAACACGATTTATTAAATCTCCATTACGAGTAATTTGACAAGTTACACGAGAACCAAAATCAGCATTACCATTAAAAGTTTGTTCTATTGCTTCCATAGCAAAATTAGTATGACGACGATAAGCGACTTTGAAGAAAGTAATTTGGGGATTACCAGTTAAATAAACATCTTGAGCTCCATAAGCGACAAGTTGAAGAAGACCAC